ACGAAGATCGTAAAGAAAAAGAACTTGGTAAGAAAGCATCTGCTTCTGCTAAAGCTGTTTCTGGTGATGCACAACAGAAAAGTGCTGGTAAATCTGATGGTCCTCAGAAGCTTGCTGCATCTCACGAACCAGAAGAAGGTGAAGTTGTTTCAGAAGCAAAACTTACTAAAGCACAGGCAATCGAACAGATTGGTAAGATGAAGAAGTCTGAAATCGAAGAGATGCTTGCTTCTCATGCTTCTAAACTTGCTGAAGCTGGTAAAGCTCAGACTGAAGAAGAACTTGAAAAACTTCAAGCTGAGAAAGATGCTATCGAAGAGAAAATTAAGTCAATTAACGTTGCAGAAGATGTTGATGCTCTAATGGCTGGTGAAGACCTCTCCGAAGAATTTAAAGAAAAGGCTGCAACAATTTTTGAGGCAGCTGTTAAATCTAAGATACGTAGTGAAGTTGTGCGAATGGAAGAAGGCTACAGTGTTGCTCTTGATGAAGCTACTGATACAATAAAAGAAGAATTGTCAACTAAAGTTGATAACTATCTTGGTTACGTTGTTGAAGAGTGGATGAAGGAGAATGAACTTGCTGTTGAACGTGGTCTAAAAGGTGAAATCGCCGAGGACTTTATTGTTGGTCTAAAACAATTGTTTGAAGATCATTACATTGATGTTCCCGACGAAAAGTATGACGTTCTGGAAGCTCAAGCAGAAAAGATTGCTGAGTTAGAAGAAAAACTCAACGAAAAGATTGAAGAAAACGTTGAGAAAAGAAAAGTGGTTGAATCTCTAACAAGAGAACAGATTACCAGTGAAATTTCACATGATCTGGCTAGTACTGAAGTAGAGAAATTCAAGTCGCTTACAGAAGATGTTGATTTTGTTTCTGAAGATTCCTTCCGGGCCAAACTAGACACCTTGAAAGAAAGCTATTTCCCAAAAAGTCTTGGGGAAGCACAATCTTTCTTAATTGATGATGAGAATAGTGAGACTGCACAGGACATTGATACGACTGAAAGCATTCGTGCTTACATGTCGGCAATCAGTCGTACAAAGAGTGCATGATTTTTATAAATAACTGTAGAAAATAATAAGGAGAAACTCAATGTTTCAGACAGAACATCTACAAGAAAAGTGGGCGCCCGTCCTAGAACACCCCGATCTTCCTAAGATTGAGGATGCTTATAAACGTGCGGTCACAACCGTTATCCTAGAAAACCAAGAAAAAGCCATGAAAGAAGATGCAGGGTTCCTTTCGGAAGCTGCACCTACTAACTCCACTGGTGGTTCCATCTCAAACTGGGACCCAATTTTGATCTCGCTCGTTCGCCGTGCCATGCCTAACTTGATTGCGTATGACATTTGTGGTGTTCAGCCAATGACTGGTCCTACGGGTCTGATCTTCGCAATGCGTGCTTCCTTCATCTCTTCTGATGGTGCTGAAGCTCTTGTTGATGAAGCTCTTCCAGGCGGTCAAGGTAAATCTAACCAGAACGCCGCCGGTACAACTGGTGGTGGCGATGTTGGTGCCACAGAAACAAACCCTGCCGTTCTTAACGACAGTCCTTCTGCTGGTACTTACACAAGTGCAACTGGTCAGACAACTGCTCAAGGTGAAGCATTGGGTGATACATCCACAAACGCTTTCGCTGAGATGGCATTCTCTATCGATAAGTCAACGGTTACTGCCGTTACACGTGCTCTGAAGGCTGAGTACACGATGGAACTTGCTCAAGACCTCAAAGCGATCCACGGTTTGGACGCTGAAACAGAACTTGCGAACATTCTTAGTTCGGAAATTCTTGCTGAAATCAACCGTGAGGTTGTTCGTCGTGTTTACGTTTCCGCTGTTAAAGGCGCACAAGTCAACACAACAACTGCTGGTATCTTTGATCTCGACACCGACTCGAATGGTCGTTGGTCGGTTGAGAAGTTCAAGGGTTTGATGTTTGGTATCGAAAGAGATGCTAATGCGATTGGTCAACAGACTCGTCGTGGTAAAGGTAACATGCTAATGTGTTCTGCTGACGTTGCGTCTGCATTGCAGATGGCTGGTATCCTTGATTACACGCCTGCTCTTAACAATCAACTCAACATTGATGACACAACGACAACGTTCGCTGGTGTTCTTAATGGTCGTTATAAAGTATATGTTGATCCATATGCTGCCAACGTATCTGCTTCTCAGTACTACGTTGTCGGATATAAGGGTTCTTCGCCTTATGACGCTGGTATGTTCTACTGCCCATACGTTCCGTTGCAAATGGTTCGTGCGGTTGGTGAAAATACGTTCCAACCTAAAATCGGGTTCAAGACTCGTTACGGGATGGCTGCTAACCCATTCGCTCAGACTGCTGGTGCAGTTGCTGCGGGTGACACGCAGAACACCGATGCATCTATTGATGACGGTGCCAACGTTTACTATCGTCGGGTTAAAGTTACAAACCTTATGTAAAAATAAGAAACTTGACTACAAATTTGGGGAGGGCTTCGGCTCTCCCCTTTTTTTCATTATAAATAGTTATATGACAACTGCACTAGATAGACAACCAACTGTTCTGGACTATGCAAGCCCAACACAGTTTAAGTTTACAATTAATCAACTTCCAAAAGTTGAGTTCTTTACTGTAGCCGCAAATGTTCCCTCTGTTACTTTAGGAGAAAGTATATTTCCTACACCATTTAAACAAATTTCTATCGCTGGTGATGAATTAACCTATGATGCATTCAATATATCTTTTATTGCTGATGAAAAATTAGAGAACTTTATAACTCTTCATAACTGGTTAATTGGAATTGGTTTTCCACAATCTAGAAAACAATTTTCAGATTTTAGAGATACTACATCTGAAAATTCTGCGAATGCCTCATCGAGTGCCGGTGTTACCTCTGCACAATTTATTACGTCAGATGCTACATTAACAGTGTTATCAAATCATAATAATCCTATTGTTGAATTTAGGTTTAAAGATATGTTTCCTGTAAGTATTGGTGAGTTGTCATACGATCAAGGTGCTACAGATGTTGACTACATAAGAGTAGATGCTTCATTTCAGTATCAACAGTATACTATACATACACTTATATGATGGAGAATAAATGGATAAGTTAAGTGAATTGCAGGCGGAAGCCAAAAAAGACCTTATTATATTAGATGATGAAGACCTACACCAACAATCCTACAAAAATCAAATCATCAAACCAAAATGGTTGGACTACAAGTCCAAATATCGACTACTTACATTTCAATTAAAGGCTGATCACAAGAGATTGTATCGCCAGAAATGGGAGTATTATGGTGGTAAATCTGATGCTAAAATTTATGCAGCCAAACCGTTTGATTTAAAAGTTCTAAAAACTGATCTTGGTGTTTATATAAATTCTGATGATGAAATAATTGATATAGAATTAAAGGTTGAGTATTATGAAACAGTAGTGCAATTTATCGAAGGTGTTATTAAGTCAATCGACAACCGCAGCTGGGATATCAAACACGCACAGGATTGGAAAAAATTCTTGGCTGGGGGATTCTGATGAAAGAGTGGATTGGATATTATAAGAATATTATAGATGATGCTGGATGTAAATCTATAATGAATTATCCTTGGGATTGGAACGCTTCAACTTATTCAAATAACAAAGGTGTTACCAATAACAGCGAAGAACGAGTTAGGATGGATGAATGTTGGTGTTATGATATTAATAAACCATATCCATTACTTAAAAAATCTGTTATTGAGGTTATGAACATATATGCACAAGAACAGAAAAGATTTTCCTGTGTTCATCATACAGATTTTAGACTAAACCGTTATGGAGTTGATGGTTTCATGTCGCCTCATTGTGACAACATTCATCACTCTCATGGACAGAAATATGGATATCCTCAAGCAACGGTTTTGTTTTTCTTAAATGATAATTATGAAGGTGGAGACTTTTATGTTGCAGAAAATAAATACAAACCCAAAGCCGGTTCTGCAATAATTTTCCCTTCAAACTTTATGTTTCCACATGAAGTAACAACGGTAACAAAGGGTGAAAGGTGGAGTGTAATATCATGGTTGATGTAAAAAATTATATTGGTTATTATGAAAATATTATTGATAGTGCAATGTGTAAAGAAATCATTGAAAGTAATTGGGATTGGCGTGCAAGAACAGATCAGCCACCAGACGCAAATGCATCAGCTTTTATTGGCGGTAATGCTAGTGAAACTAGAGCGGACTTCGATGAAGATTGGCTTGATGTTCATCATGAATATCATAACTTATATCAAGCTTTAAAAGAATCACGTTCCAAGGTAGCTGATCTTTATAAAAAAGAACATGAAACATTTAATGTTACACATCATACTGATTTTCGTATTGGTAGATATGATACTGGTGGTTATGTGATTGAGCATTGTGATCTTCGTTATAAACCACATAAGGATTCAAATAACTCTCCTGAGAATTCATCGTGGGAACGGATAGCTGCATCTGAAAAATGGGGTTATCCACAAGTTTCAATTTTTATGTTTCCTAATGATGATTATGAAGGAGGAGAACTTATTGTTGCTGGTAATGAAATTCATTATACAGCTGGTTCTGCAATAATTTTCCCTTCTACCTTCATGTTTCCTCATGAGATTAAACCAGTAACAAAAGGAGAAAGGTGGAGTGTAATATCGTGGTTAATGTAATAAAACACGAAATATTTCCAACGGTAGTGTATCAGTTTAATTGTGGTTTTAATGATCTCAATGCACTTGATGTAACACAAATGGATACTTACATTTTAGCAAATGAAAATGTAGATATGGTGAATCAATCTAAAGATGGATTACAGAATCTATCTACATTTAGAAAATTGGTAGATATTATTCATGAACAGAATGAGAAATATTTAAATGATTTAAAATACAAGTTTGATAAAATAGAAATTACAAGCATGTGGTCAAATCATCTAAAGCCTAATCAATCACACCCACCACATACACATTCCAACAACTTACTCTCTGGAGTATTTTATCTTCATTCTGAATTTCCAGCATCACCAATTCAATTCTTTGATCCTAGAGTTCAATCAAGTGTCCTTGCTCCAAGAAAAGAATCAAACAAATATAACTCAAATATGGTTCAGTTTAATTGTTTGCCCTGCACTGGATATATTTTTCCAGCATGGTTGCAACATTGGGTTCCTCCAACTCCCGTAGACAGAATTAGTGTATCTTGGAATATTATTGTTAGGGGTGAGTATGGGGAAGTCGGAACTTTCCAAAATGCTAATATCTAAAAAGAGCGAAGTATATCTAAGCTTGTCTGATGTTGAACCATCCGTAGCTGCTGAACTCAATGATTTTTTTACCTTTGAAGTTCCCGGTTTCAAATACATGCCTGCATACAGAAGCAAGATGTGGGATGGAAAAATCAGATTGTACAATATTGTCACAGGTGAGATATATGTTGGACTTCTTCCCTATATAGAAGAGTACCTTAAAAATAATGGTGAAACTTATGAACTGGAAACCGGAGTTAGAAGTGAACGCACAGTGGCCGGAAGTGTGGTGCAAGGATTTATACGAGGGCTTAGACCAACCCTTGATGGAAAACGGATTGAAGTACGAGATTATCAAATTGATGCCATTGCCCATGCTATTGCCACAAATCGTTCTTTGCTTATTTCTCCTACTGCTTCCGGCAAGTCACTAATAATATACTGTCTCATTCGTTACTACCAGATGATGGAACTAAAAACTTTAATTTTGGTTCCAACAACTTCGCTTGTCGAACAGATGTATAAAGACTTTGAAGATTATGGGTGGAGTTCTGAAACATACTGTCAAAAAATATATCAAGGTCATGATAAAAAAGTAACAAAGGATGTTGTAATATCCACTTGGCAATCTATTCACAGAATGCCTAGACAATATTTTAGACAGTTTGGTGCAGTGTTTGGTGATGAAGCACACTTGTTTAAAGCAAAGTCACTTACAGGTATTATGACAAAACTCGACACTTGCAAATATCGTTTTGGATTAACAGGGACTCTTGATGATACACAGACACACAGATTAGTATTGGAAGGGTTATTTGGTAAAGTAAGATATGTAATAACCACTAAAGAATTAATTGACAATAAAACTTTAGCAGACTTAAAAATTAAATGTATAATTTTAAAATATCCTGATGAGGATAGACAAATAGTAAAGGACTTTGAGTATGCGGCAGAATTGGAATACATCGTCACTAAGGTTGAAAGGAATATTTTTCTATGCAACCTTGTGGGTTATTGCAATGGTAACACTCTCTGCCTTTTCCAATTCGTAGAGAAGCATGGTGAACCTCTTTATAATTTAATTAAAGATAAATATAAAGACAGAAAGGTTTTCTTTGTATACGGTGGTGTTAATACAGACACCAGAGAAGAAATACGGGAGATTGTAGAAAATGAAAAAGATGCCATCATTGTTGCGAGTTATGGGACTTTTAGCACTGGTATTAACATTCGTAACATTCACAACATCGTGTTCTCAAGCCCCTCAAAAAGCAAAATCAGGGTGCTTCAGTCACTTGGGCGGGGTTTGCGGCAACAAGGGGGTGACAAGACGTTACGGCTATACGATATCGCCGACGATCTCTCCCTCGATTCTAAACTCAATTTCACTTTGAGACATTTTAAAGAACGTATAAATATATATGATGACCAACAATTTGATTATGAAATTAAAAGGATAAACTTAAAATGAATTTAGATTCTTATAAAGTTTTGAAATTGTCTAACGGCGAAATGATTGTGTGTGAACTAAACGCTCACGATGATATGATGTACGACATTATGAATCCATTAAAAATGGATGTTGTTCCAATACAGAACCGAATAGGTGAAGTGGGGGAAACTTTGAACCTGACGCCTTGGATGCATCATTTTACAGACCAAAAGTATTTCAATATAGATAAGAGTCAGTGTATCTTGATAGCTGATGCCTCCGTAGGATTATCAAAGTATTATGAATATGTGATGCTTAGAATTGATGCTGATTGGGACGGTAGTAATAACCTAATTCCAGAAGAAGATATGGATGAAGAGGTATATGATGACCTTCTAAGAGAAGCTAAAGTAGATTCTAAACTCATTCATTGAAGACTCCACATAGTAATAATAGACAAATTTTGACCCTTTGTCAAGTCCCCTATGGGTCTTGACAATTATATTTTATTAGTGTATTATTAGTATAATGATAATTGGAAGGAGTTTAAATGGCAAAGAAAAAAAGTATTCATTATGTCGATAATAAAGAATTTCTACGAGCAATGATTGAATGGCGTGAAGGATATGACCTTGCTGAAAAGAATGAAATCCAAACGCCACCTGTTACAGATTACATTGGTGAGTGTTTTCTAAAAATTGCTACTCATCTATCTTACAAACCAAACTTTATCAATTACACATACAGAGAAGATATGATTTCTGATGGTATTGAAAACTGTTTGCAATATGTTAAAAACTTTAATCCAGAAAAATCTAATAATCCTTTTGCGTATTTTACACAAATAATCTATTATGCTTTTCTTAGACGAATTGCGAAAGAGAAAAAGCAAAGTCATGTAAGAAACAAAATGATTGAGCGAGATGCATACGATTCATTTACTACAATGGAAGGAGATGATTCTTCTTATTATGTTGAAGGGATTGATACAAAATTGTTTTTACCGGAAGAAGATGTTTATAAACCAAAGAAAAAAGAACCAGCAAAGAAAAAAGGGTTAGAAATTTTTATGGAGGATAGTGATGGAAAGTCCGTATCCTAATTTAACTTTTACTTTTATGAACTTCTTTCTACTCAACTTTAAAGACCTAAAAGAAAAAACACTTCTTGAAATTGGTTCTGGAGAATCAACTGCTTTTTGGTCAAGTCATTTTAAATCAGTGTATAGTTACGAGAATGATCCACAATGGGCATCCATGGATGTAGCTGAAAATGTAGATTTGGTTTTATATAATCCCACAACTATATTTGATGATGATTTATTTAAACATAGAGTCAGTACTAGTGATTTTATTATTGTAGATAATAATCCAAAGGTTTTGTCAAGAGAATTATTTTGTAAGTTTGTGGAGAAACATCAAAAAAGTAACAGCCAAGTCATTCTCGATAATGGCACATGGAACTTAGATGCGTATAATTTTATGTTGGGTAAATATTTCTGTATGGATTTCCCCGGCAAAAACAAAGGTAAAGGGACAACGGTGACCTCTTTATTCTTTGGAAAAAAGACAAGTAAGTATTTCGATCCAGAACAAATAAAGATATGGGAGAAAGATTCTTGAAAATTGCACTAATTACTGATACCCATTTTGGGGCAAGAAATGACAACGCAAATTTTAATGAATATTTTTATAAATTCTATGAGGGTGTGTTCTTTCCATATTTACACCAGCACAATATAAAAACTTGTATTCATTTAGGCGATGTTATGGACCGTAGGAAATTTGTTTCGTA